AGCAGTATAAGCAAAAGTTATAATTAATTCTAAAAGACGCATTTTATCTTCGAGAAGAGTAATTAATTCTGTATCTCTTATATTATAATCAACAAATTTATTCCAATTTTTTGTATAGAATTCTTTGAATGATGCATATTCATCATGATTCAATTTAGTGATACCTAATTCATCTTGACAAATATCAACTAGTTTGTAAGATTCTCTACTTGAATAAGTATATTTTTTATATAATGTCATATAATCAAGAAGAGAGATCCCTTCAAAATCATAATAAGTTATTCCTTTATTTCTTACAGAGATTGTTTTAGTGTTGATGTAGTTCCATGGACTTAATTTTTTAGCTGTATTTTCTCCAAGACAATGTAATATTCTTTTATAAAGATAAACTGTATCAAATGCAGCAACATTCCAACCAGTAATAATATCTGGTGTATTCTTACTCCACCATTTTATAAAATCAGCAAGCATTTCTTTTTCATTTGGAAATGCACGATATTCTATATCTTTACGTTCACCTGTGTATCTATGAGTACCCCAAGTGATTATTTTTTTTGAATGAATATCTTGAATTGAGAGAAGTATTATTTCTTCAACTGGATTTAAAGGATCTGGAAAACCAGTTTCTGTAGTAGTTTCTATATCTAATGAATAAATTTTAATCTTATAATAATCAAAATCTATATTTGATTCTGGATAAGTTTCTGCAATATATTGGTGAGTGAATGATAAAAGACCATGAACGTCAAAATTAGATACACTCTTAAACTCTTCAAAGAATGTCTTTGCGTGTTTCATAGAGTCAAAATTAACTCTATATGCAGGTTTACCATCTAATGTTTTAAATGCTGTATCACCTTTGCCTTTGGTAATATAACAATGAGGTTTAAAAGGAATTCGTTCTAAATGATGTGTGCCACCATTACTGATGGATCTTACGAGAATTTCGTTGGTTGATGCTGTGACGTTTGTGTAGAATTTGCCTATTGACATAATTTTGTTCTCGCGAATATATCGCTGTACTTTTTTAGTTTAAAAGAGTGGTGTGCCACATTTGAAGGCACATAACAAATTTCTTCATTTCTAAGAAGAAGAAGATAAAGGCACACCACTATTTACTGGCGAGGGCAGAACCGATTCAAACACCTCTCAGTAAATTCTTTAATTAGTTAATTGGTGCTAATTCAGCTTTTCTCACTGGATTTTTCCAGTTTGAATATTTGAACTTCGTACCATATAAAGCTTCAATCCCTGCAGCAATAATTGCTCTAGTTGGATTGCCGAGTCTGTAATATGTTTTACCAGCAACTTTATTGCCATAAATCATATTTCCTTCTGCTCTTAAAGTGTCAATCATCGCTCTTGGAGATTCAAGATCAAATCTGTTTCTTAAAGTCTGCCAAGCAACGTTTTCACCTTTACTTAAAAGGTTTAACACTCTTTGCTTTTTCGATAATGCTGGTCTTCCTGCATTTGATTTAGCAGATCTACCGAACACTCTTTTTAATATAGTCATTATATATTTCTCCTATCTATATTATAATTGTTATTTTTTACTTTACTCCGTATATTATATCATAAAAATACTTGGAAGTAAAGTTCCTTTAATTACACTATTAAAGATGGTTTTGTTATAATATCCAAACCAGAACCAAACATACGATTATATTCGTTTGCAAGTGCCTCGACTGGTGTTGATATGTTTACAATTATATTAGTTTTAATTGAAAATGATGCATCTTTAGAGTATGGTAAAAATGGTGCAAGTCCTAATTGGAATTTTCCTTTACCATCGTCCATCTGTGTCATTATAATCGCTGGTTTATCTAATATAACATTGTGTTTATCTTCATCAAGGACTTTTGCGATTAGCTGTTGTCCTGATAATAATACAATTATTCTTATTTGATTTTTATTTTCCGACATAATGGATAATATTATACTATAAAAATAATTGTAAGTAAATAGTTAAAAAATTGGTTCTAATTGTTCTTGTAGTTCTTCTGATGGGGTTTTAATTGATTTATCTGGTGTTGGATATTCTTTTTCAAGATTGTACGATTCCTCGCACTTGCATTGTTTAAGTAAACAGCATTGAATGCCAATACAAGTTAAATGAAAAATACAATCTTTAAAAGACATTGTTTAATTAAATAAAGAATGGTGGAGTGAATAAACACCCCACCATTTTTAGCAATATTACTTTACTGCTATCTTTTTTGGCTTTTTATGTTCTGGGATTATTCTTTCAAGAATAACTTTTAACATACCATTTAAGTATTGAGCATCTTTTACTTCGATATTCTCAGATAGTGCAAACGATCTTTCGAAAGCACGATTTGCTATACCTTTGTATAACTCAACATCTTTTGATTCTGATTTCTCACTATCAGATTTTGATTCACCTCTGATGATTAACTTGTCATCTTCTAATGTGATTTCAATATCTGATTTTGCGAATCCAGCTACTGCCACTTCGATTACATATTTGTTCTCGTCAACTTTTTTTAAGTTGTATGGTGGATAGTTTGGTATCATTTTTCCAAATGACTCATGTATGTCGTGATACTTTGCCAATTGGTCATCAAATCCTACGAAAAACTTATCGAAGTCTTTGAAAAATGAATCATTAAACAATGAAGGAAGTTTATATACCATATTACTTTCCTCCTTTGCTAATTACAGTCGATATCGAATCTAGATAATCTAGAACTGATTTTACTGATGTTTTGCTAAAAGTTTGAGTAGAGTCAATAATTGTATTTACTGAACCTGCTACTTTTGAGTCTTTGATGAATGTTTCAACAAAAGACTTTTGTGCGTTTGACAGAGTGTCAATCGCTTGATTGATGTATGCTATCATTTTATATCCTCCTATGAAAGCAAGGTTATTATTTACTACTGACTTTTCACTATTGAAACAGTCAGGTGTGTTATACTCGATACAACGATCGAATATACACTATTATATAGGTATTATTTTAAAAAATACAAGTACCTATACAATATTATTTATCTAAGTTATTGGATTTATTATCTTTTTTCTTGTCCAATATGCTTAAATTCCGTGTCCATGAGTCTATATTCTTACCTAAAACCAGACCCAAAAAGAATGCCATAGCTATAAAAGCAATTATTAATAAAGTATGCCAAATATAAAACATTTTTATTTTACTCGTTTTCCAATATTATATCCTAAAACCAGACCCAAAAAGAATGTCATAGCTATAAAAGCAATGACATTCGGTCCTAAAAAAAAAGTTGTAAACATTTTTATTTTACTCGTTTTCCAATATTGTATTTAGCAACTAGTTCCCAGTTGCCTTTTTCTTTATGTGTTAAAACTTTAATTTGACTCAAAGAAGCTTTTTGAGTAATTGCAGTTTCGTCTTTAATTTTTAAAAGACCCCAATCTGCTAACAATGCAGCAATAGTATTTCTTCTTTCAATATCGTTTAATGTGATATTTGATTCTTTACCATCTAAAGAAAATAATTCTTTAAAATGTACAATGTAATATCTTCCTTGTTTATGTAATATATGACAAGATTGATATAACTTTTTATCAGTACGACTTGCGATACCAATACGTGTTAATGTTTCTCTAATTTTTAAAAAGTTATCTGGTTCAATCAGTATAACCTCAAGCATCTTCTCAGGTTTCCAATCAAAGGAGACTTGCTCAGATTTATACTGAGATTTCTCTAAAGATTCTTGAGAAGTTTTGTTTTCAATTTCACTCATTTATTAATTCCACCTTTAAATAATTTTTGTTTAATAATGTCAATTTGTTCTTTAGTTAAGAGACTTAAAATTTCTTTTGCTTTTTGTAAAGAACAATTATAATATTCCATAACCAAGCTTTCATTCGAATCTTTTGATCGTTTCGCCCATTTCTTACTGGAATATCTTTTCTTCTTAGACACTATATTTAGGTAAAATAGAAATTGCCAATGCTTCGGAATGAAGTTAAAAATGTTAATTTCATTGGCGATTAGCACAGTATCTGGGAAATAAGATAGAGATCTATTTGTTAAATAAGAATTATATTCTTCTTCGAATAAAGGGAAGTTATTTGTTAGATCTTCTTTAGAATAGTTGATTGCAGCAACATATCTAAAAGGATTCGATTTATATTGTTTTATTTCCACTGACATTTTTTCATTATTTCTGTCATAGCTGCAACTTTATTGATAGTTGGATCAGCTACAAAGGCAGATTTGTATTGATAGTCAGCAAGGATCAGAACCAATTCTGGTAATGAATTTTTGTCTATAATTGGTTGTATTTTATCAAAAATATCTGAAAACAAATTAGCTGTATCAATATCGGAA